CACTTTTATATAACAATGGTTTTTCGTTGAATACTGATTTCTTTGCAACAAAGAACTTACCATCTTCTGGGTCTTTTCCAGCGAATATTGCAGGCGCACCATCCCACTTGACTGTCATATTGACTGAAGACCTTGCTTCTCCAGCAAGCATATCTCTTAGGGAACGAACAAAGTTAATTGCAGCTCTACCCCCAGGCACACCAAAGTTTAATATCTCATCTTCGATATGTTCTAAGTGTAGGTTCTTACCTTCTTTACCTTCTATGATTAAATCAAAATTTAACATTGTTTTTAAACTCTACCTCTGGTTCAAAACCCATAAATTTGATAAGCGCTTCCCAAGATTTTCCAATTATTCTTTTTACTTTCTTGAAGAAACTTTTGAACCACCCAATAACTTTATTTGCAGCTCGTTTAAATACATCAAAAATACCTTCCGTTAATAGGTCTGCATTTTTAACTTCTTCTTCAACAATCATCTTAACACCCAAACCTACAGCAGACCAGAAAGTATAATAACCAGTTTTCCCTTTAGGATTTGTTGGAGACTTTAATTGAGATTCAGTACTTTGTGTTGCTTTGAATTTTACATCTGGTTTAACTTGTTTTGCAATCTTTTTTACATATGCATCAGTCATACTAGTAACTTTATGACCTTGTGCATTGCCAGTGTAATCTGTTACAAGAAAATAATCAGCAGTTCCGTCACTATCATCAAACTTAACTTTGCCTGTCATTGCTTCATATGTAAATGCATTTGCAAATGCATCATTATTTGAAAATAGATTTCTTAAATCTTGTTTAAATGTTTTGTGAACATCATCTGCTTTTTTAAGTATTTCAACTTCAGCAAACTTTGCTGCTTTTTGTAAATCTGTTTTACTACCTTTGATACCTAATTTTCTCATATCTGTAGATGGTAAAAGGTCTTCCATTTTCTTACCAAGTTCTTGAACTGTCTTATCTAACTGTGTTCCAGACTGTTCTGCAGCTACATAAAATGTTGCAGTTGCTTCATTTCTACCACCAGACATTAATTGTGCATCACCAGTTTTTAAAGATATCTTATCTTTACCAATAATAAAATCTGTCTTTGGTGTTAGAGTAGAACCTTTTGCACCGTTAGGAAAGTATGAATTCCATTTCTTAGATGCTGGATATGCATTTTGTGGGAAGACTGCTTTACCAGATAACTTTAATGAGTCTACAATCTTTTTACCGACTTCATTTGAGTTATCTATATTTTTTGATGTGAATGGTGTACCACCAGCAGCAGATACAATGACTTTTTCCATATCATATGCAGCTGTTGTGTCACCTTCTGCAAGAACTAATTTTGCAATCTTCTTAGGAATAGGTTTAGACATCTTCCAATTTCTCCATCTATAATAGTATTATTTATGCGTTAGGAAACTTGGAAAACCGTAGTCACCAAATGGTTTATGTTCTGTCATCCATTTAGCAACAACCTTTGCGTCATCTTCAAAATCGTATTCTCTAATAATCTTTCTAGAGGGAAGTTCGATTACTTCCCACTTTTTAGATTCTACGTTGATGTCGTAGTGATATTTTATGTTAGACCTTGATGTCCGAAAATTTCTCATACTTGCTAGTCTTTCCAGCAAATGGAGTGTTGTCGAATACAGGCTCTTCATTGATTTGTCCACTATCTACCAAGTCCTTTTGTGCTTCTTGTTCAACATCATACAGTTTCATCTTCGCTCTGTCAATACCTAATATAAATCTTTTATTCATAGTAGGGTCATTATAACGATTCTTCAACTGTTTTACACAGATTTGGTTGAGGTCTTCAAGTTCTTCTGTAGAAATGAGAGCAAACATAAGGTCAGCCGTAGCTGGTAGACCAAAACTTTCTGACGTATCTTCCAACCCAATGTCGCTTGAGACAAACCCCCCTCTAGTAGTTTGTGTCGCTGACATAATCGGTACGTTTGTTTCAACGGCAAGTCCTCTAAGTTCTTCTGCAATCGCCTTAATATAGAAGTATGAACCAACATTTGCATTTCCTTTAAACCTTGAAGACGCACATATATTCAGATAGTCAATAAAAATAATGTCTGGTTTAAAACTTCTCTTTAATGCGAGTTCTTTAATCAGACTTCTAAAGTTTCCAACATGAGCAGATGCAGTTGGGTATTCTTTGACAATCAACTTTCCATTTGTCTTTTTATTTATTTTTGTAAGATAACTTTCAAACATCTTCTTAGGAAGTGAGTGTAAGTCATCTATAGTTACATTCATTAAGTTTGCATCAATACGTTCTGCAATGCGTTCTTCTGCCATCTCTAATGTGATATACAGAACATTTTTACCTTGCATAAGCGTAGATGCGGCCATATGACACATAAACAACGACTTACCAACTCCAGTTCCAGCAAGTGCAATATTTAGTGTCTTTTGTGGTAAACCACCTTTCGTTATCTTATTGAAATAATCTAGGTCAAATGGTATCTTAATCTCTTTCTTATGATAGAAATCATACCTATCTAAACCATCTTCAACATAGTCGTGTCCTACTGATAAGTCAAACGATACAGCAAGTGCATCTGAAAGTATAGAAGGAATTGCTTCTGGAGTTCTACTCTTATCTTTCCCATCAATAATACCTATTCCATCAAGTACTGCGTTATAAATCGCTTTGTCTTTACAGAACTTTTCGGTTTCGTCATGTAACCATTGTAAGTCCACTTCGGTCTTATCAAGTGAACTAATGATATCCACAACTTTTTTATACTCTTCGTCATTGATATCTTTTCTATTATCAATTCCAATAGTAAGAGTTTCTTTTGTTGGTAGAGAGTTATATTTCTCTAAAAACTTTTCAATTTCTTCAAAGACAACTCTCTCTTGTCTATTTGCAAAATACTCTGCTTTTATGAAAGGTAGTACCTTTCTAGTATAATCCTCATTATAAATTAAATTTGTGAGAGTTGTTCTCTCAATCGTTTGCGTTGTTGACATATTGTAAGTTTCCATCCTCAAGTTGTTTATCCATTATATCATAAAGTATGTCACCAATCAAGTTAAAAAAGTCATCTTTAAAATAATCTTTTGCTAACCCATTGGAATCTAATATCTGCCAGTCAAATTGTAATCTAAGTTTATCATCCTCTTCAATAGGAGTAACTTTTCCATATCTGTAAACTACCCCTTGATAGAAACCAGCTTCTTTGGTTAAACCAATACCTTGCCACTTTGCACCTTTATTTTCTACAAAGGTATATTTATCTTCAATATCAGACATTCTCAGTTCCTAATGTTTTATCACCAACTCTGTTTAGTTGTTGTGCAGTAAGGTAATTTAAAAATGTTCCCAGAACATATTTTCCAGAACCACTTTTTACTGGATTACCTTTATGTAAATAACTCCATGTGCAAGGAAACATAATAATACCACCAGTTGTTACTTTACTATTATGATTAAAGTTTGGAAATGTAGTTTCACCCCCAGAGAAATCTTCATTAAGGTAACAAATAATAGAGAGGAATCTTTTTGCAGAGGATTTATCATTCACATCTGAATGTAAATCATGTTGTTGAATTCCATCTGGTAAATATCTTTTCACTCTAAAATGTTCAAATCCATATCTTGGAGGCCACTGGTGTTTAATAATATTAGTATCTTCAGTATACCTTTGTATTGTACTTTGCAAATATTGAAGTATAATATTTGTATATTGTTGAAACTCTTTATGTTGCATAATATCTAATCGTTGACAATTACAAGCACCACAAGTTTTATTACCTTTAGTATCATAACATAAACTCATAGACTGAATTTCTTCAGTCTTCTCTTTCCAAAGTTTTTCGTAAATGTTTATAATATCAGAACAAATTTCATCACTAATAACATTTTCATAGTTCCGTATGTACGTTTCCATATTTGAATTCTTTCTCTGCACATTCATCTAACTGTTTCATAATATCTTCAGTGAAAAACTTCTCTGGATTATTATTAATCGTTTTACCAAAAGTTTTAGAACCATCTGGTAATTCAATACGAGTTGAAACATTTTTGAATATTTCATATTTTAGTGCTAAGTCAAGTAGACCATAGTATTTATCCAAACCTTTATCATAAGTCAAACGAACATCAACCATCTTGTTTTCAATAGTCAACCTTGACTTGTGGTTTTTACAGTGAACAATATTACCAATTACCTCAGTACCATCTTTCTCTTTTTTCTTTGAAAGGTATACAATTGAAGAAGCTGCATACTTCAGACCAGAACCACCACCCATTTCTTTCTGTGGGAACATTGAACCCACAACATCATAGGTATGGTTAGTAATTACCATAGGAACTTTTGCACGACCAAGTTTCAAAGTCAATACACGAAATGCAGCTTTGAGAACTTGAGCCCTAGTCATATCCCTAGTCTCTTTTCCATCAGCAGTATCTTCCACTT